TTATCGGCTGCACTTCGACCCGCACGATCTCCAATGCCACGGCAGTTACTTGTATCGCTGCTGGCATCGCGGTTATCGGCACAGGTGCAATGCCTGGCTAATGGAAAATCTCGCGCAATTAAAAGTCAATGTTAAAGCCGCAGGAACACCTGATGGCATTGTGTCTAACATTCGCTCTGCGATTGCGCGGGGTTTACCGGAACTAGTACCAAGTCTCATTGCTCACGACGGTCACATGGTCGTCGTGGGTAGTGGGCCTTCTATGCCATCTCAGATTGAAAATATACGAGCAGAACGCGCACGCGGTCGCCCGATATTTGCAGTCAAGGGAGCGCATGATTTTCTCTGCAAGAACGGCATACAGCCCGATTTATGGTGCTGTGTTGACCCGCGAGATAGAAGCGCACAGCTAAGCGAAGCAAACGCGCATACGGTCTATCTAGTGGCTTCTAGGTGCGATCCGTCAATGTTTGACGCGCTGAAAGCAAACAAGGTCATTTTGTGGCACTCGTTTGCGTTTGAAGAATACAACGACGAACCGTATCGCAGCATCTTCAACAAGAAGTTTCTTGTCGGCGGTGGCACTACATCAGGACTTCGTGCGGTGTCGGTAAGCTATGTTCTAGGTTTCAGAACGTTTGAGATGTACGGTTTCGACTCTTGCCTAGCAGATGACGGCAAGACTAAGCGATTCACAGGCGAGGGCGTAGACGAACCGATTGATGTGATCGTCGGTGGTAAGCGGTTCTTGTCGAATGGCGCAATGGCGCAGCAAGCAAACGAATTTCAAGAATACTTTAAGACGTTGCCTGACATTCATTTCAACGTGCATGGCGGCGGTCTAATCGCAGCAATCATGGACGAGCGAAAACGCCTCGGAAAGCGAGTATGAGAGTTTCATTCATGCACAGCGGCGGTGCTGAGATGGCATCCTACCGACTGAGGGCGGCTATGCCTTCGGCGTACTGCGGTTATCACTCAAGACTGAATGCAACGGGCGCTGATATCACGGTGTTTTCCAAGCCGCAGCCCGACGATTTAGTGGTGTTTGAGCAGGTGCAAGCTAGGGGCGCAAAAGCGGTGGTAGACATTTGCGACGATCATTTCACGCACCCAAAGCTAGGGGAAATTTATGCGGAAATGGCTCAAAAAGCTGATGCCGTAGTGTGCCCGACTGCGGAAATGGCGCGACGAATCCGCGTCTATGCGGAAAAAGATGCCCAAGTAATCCCCGACACTTGGGAGAATAGCGGTCAACCCCACGCAGACGGTAACAAATATTTGTGGCTAGGGCATCAAAGCAATCTGAAAGAAATATTGCCCTATGGGAAGATGCTGAAGCCGTACGATATGACGTACTGCACAGGGCCGAACGATCAGGTTGAGTGCGTGCCGTGGTCTACAGCCGCCCAAGAGCAGCTTTTGCGGCAAAGCAACATTGTTTTATTGCCTAGCAAGGAAGAAACCTACAAAAGCGCGAACCGGCTCATCAATGCAATCATGGCGGGTTGCTTTGTAATCGCCAGTAAGATTGATATAAACAAGGAATTCAGGCACTTTTGTTACCTTGGGCCGCTAAAGGGTGGGCTTCAGTTCTCGCAAGCCTACAAACACGAATTGAACGCTTTGGTAAGGGCAGGACAGCAATACATTCAGCAGCACTATTCACCGGAAACATTGGGGCGCAAATGGCAGAGCGTATTCGACTCCATCTAGGGGCAGGCGATAGGTCTTGGCCAGGCTGGATCAATGTTGATTGCATTGGCGAGCAAGACTTGATTTCGGATGTAACAGAACTTGATTTGCCGGATGATCATGCCGACGAGATTTCCGCGATACATTTGTTTGAGCATATCCCGACACCCAAAGCGAAACAAACGTTGCTTGAATGGTTGCGAGTATTGAAGCCGGGCGGTCAGTTGTCGCTCGAGATGCCATGCCTTGATAACGTGATTGCGCTATGGAATCAAGGGCACAGGAATGACGATTTGATCGGGCGTGCATTGTTCGGAATGCCCGAACCTGATACGATGCGTCACCATTGGTGTTACTCAAAACAGCAAATTGGCACGATGTTAGTTGAAGCAGGTTTTGAGAATGTACGTTTTGAAGAACCATTTTTCCACTTGCCGCAGCGCGATCTTCGCGTCGTTGGCAGCAAATCTAAGGAGTAATCATGGCTATTCCGTCACGAGTTTTGGCTGCCGGTAACTCTCCGCTGTCGTCAACGACGATCTGCGGCGATACCGCCACTGGTCTTGTTGCTGTCGGTTCAACTGCTGGAACGGCTCTGCAACTGTCGGCTGTTTTCAATGCGATCACGACTTCCGCAGCCTCAACTGGTGTGAAGCTGCCGCCGACCGAAGCCGGTGCAATGGTGGGTATTTGGAACGCATCGGGGCAGACGATCAAGGTTTATCCTGCGACTAGCTCGACGATCAATGCAGCCGCTGCAAGCGTTGACCTTGCTGATGGCAAAGCTGCGCTGTTCTTTGCTACAAGCGCAACGACCTGGGCTTCTGTTACTACTGCCTAATGTCTATCCCGTCGCGGGTTCTTGGTTCAGGTGTAAATCAGCTATCGACTGTCTCTATATGTGGAGATGGTAAGGACGACATTGTCGCCACAGGATCGACGAGAGCCGATGCCAAGCAACTGACGGCGGTTTTCAACTCTGTTGATACGGTAACTTCGGGAACTGGCGTAAAACTTCCTCAGACTGAAATGGGGGAAGTGATTTTCGTGGTTAATTCCGGCGCTAGTACATTGACGGTTTACCCGTATGAATCAACGTCAACGATCAATCAAACGACTTCGGCAACGATCAATAAAGATCACACAAGCATTTTTTTTGCAGTAACGAATAGTATTTGGTACAGCATCAACGGCACGAAAACCTAATCCCCACAGGAGAACGTTATGGCACTCGATTCAGATATCAACAATGCAGACTCGCAGCTTTACGTCGAGTTTTACACGTCCGAGAAAGACCCCTACAAGGGCAAGCCGTTTATCCGAATCGTAGTGCCAGGCGACAAAACGACGGTAATAGATCAGCCGGTGCGGGATGACCACAAAGAGCGATTCCCGCGCCAATGGCTGCATTTTCAGATGCAAAGCGGTGATGGGCCGGTTATCGGCACGCCGCTGAAAGATTGGTTTCAAGACCGTCCTGATGAACTTGGCGACAATCAACTGGCTGAGTTGCAGATTCTGAAGTTTCAGACGGTTGAACAAGTGGCTACGGCAAGCGATAATCAGCTTCAACGGATCGGCATGGGTGGCGTGGGACTGCGCGAACGTGCCCGCAATTACTTGTTGAACAAGAACCAAAAGGTTTCGAGTAGCGAGTTGGAAGCAACCCGCGCACAGCTTGAAGAACTTAAGGCGCAGATGGCAATGCTCTTAGAGCAGCGCAAGCCTGGCCGACCGAGGAAAGAGAATGTCAACGACAACGATGCTGGAGTTAGTGCAGCAAGTAACTAACGAGCTTGGCGTTGCAACCCCGACAAGCGTAGCAGGAAACACGAACCAAGACGTTATCCAAATTCTCGCGTTGATGAACGCGAACGGGTACGAGTTTCTTCGTCGCCACGCTTGGCGGGAACTGACAAAACAAAACGCGTTTTATACGCAATACATCACGACGACCGGCACTTGGACGACCGCAGCCCGCACGATCACAATGGCATCGACTGCGGGGCTTGATACAACCTATCAGGTTCAAGGCACAGGCATCAATCAGAACACCTATATCGTTTCTGTAGACTCAGGAACGCAAGTCACAGTTAATCAAGACTTTTCTGCAAGTGCCGCAGGTGCTACGGCTTACTTTCAGAAAATCAAATACTCGCTTCCCTCGGACTACGAAAGCCTTGTTCCGCGCACGATGTGGGACAAATCCAAGCATTGGGAAATGCTAGGCCCGGAAGATGCACAGCAATGGGAATGGCTGTTGTCGGGCTATATCTCGACTGGCCCGCGTATTCGTTGGCGTTTGCTTGGTGCGTATTTCCAAATATGGCCGGGTATGTCTACGGCTGAATATCTCGGCTTTGAGTATCGCAGCAAGGGATGGGCGGCTGCGGCTGATGGGACTGTCAAGAACTCGTTTACAGCCGACACCGACACTTGCATCTATCCTGATCGGTTGATCGTCAACGCGACAAAACTAAAGTATTTTGAGGCTAAAGGCTTTGATACCACAGCGATGATGCGTAACTATCTGACAGAGATGGAAGCAGCGAAAGCTCTTGATATGTCGTCTGCTAATCTGTCGCTCGCACCGCGTCCGGGTACAGTTCTTATCGGTTACGACAACATTCCCGACTCGGGCTACGGTACGAACTGATGGCACGCAGCGCACGCCAACGCATGATGGTTCAAGGCACAGCCGCGCAAGTGGCTTCCTTGCCTGCGCCTATCGGTGGCTGGAATGCTCGGGACTCGCTTGCCAACATGGAAGCGACTGATGCTGTGCAGTTAACGAATATGTTTCCCACAGTCTCAAGCGTCAATCTGCGGGGTGGTTATCAGCAGTTTGCAACGGGTATCACTGGGCAAGTCGATAGCCTGTTCAATTACTCAGGCGGCAATTCTGAAAAACTTTTCGCAGTTGCTGGCGGCAAAATCTATGACGTAACCGCAGGCGGTGCTGTTGGCGCTGCTGTTGTCTCAGGACTGACTAACAGTCGGTGGGAATACGTCAACGTCTCAACGCCTGGCGGCGCGTTCATGTACGCCGCAAACGGTTCGGACGCTCCTTTGCTTTACGACGGCACGACGTGGACTTCGATTACAGGGGCTTCAACTCCAGCAATTACAGGCGTTACAACGACGACGCTTGATGATGTGACGCTGTTTAAAAATCGAGTTTGGTTCATTCAAAAGAACACCCTCAAAGCATGGTACTTGCCAACTTCCTCAGTTGGTGGTGCTGCTGAACAGCTCGATCTCAGCTCAATCTGTCGTTTCGGTGGCTATCTTGTATCTATCGGCACATGGACAATAGACGCAGGTTACGGCGCTGACGATAACCTAGTGTTTGTCACTAGCAATGGCGAAGTGATTGCCTATCGCGGGACTGATCCAGCCTCCGCATCGACGTGGGCGCTAATTGGGGTGTGGAAGCTAGGCACTCCCATCGGCAAGCGTTGCATGTTCAAGTATTCGGGCGATTTGCTGATTCTGACTCTTGACGGTTTGTATCCGCTTGCGTCGGCTGTGCAAAGTTCGCGGCTTGATCCGAGGATTGCGCTATCTGACAAGATACAGGGCGCATTTGCGGCTGCAACAAGGACATATCAAAACAACTTCGGCTGGCAGATTCTGTACAACGCGAAGAACAACGCATTGTTCGTCAATGTGCCGGTATCGGAAGGATCGCAACAGCAGCAGTATGTAATGAACAACATCACAAAAGCGTGGTGCAACTTTACGAACTGGAATGCGAACTGTTGGGAAATCTTCAACGACGACCCGTATTTCGGCGGGAATGGTTTTGTAGGCAAAGCGTGGACGCTGGACTTTCAAGACAATTCTGCAAACATTCAAGCGAACACACTGCAAGCGTTCAACTATTACGGTTCGCGTGGCGTTAAGAAGTATTTCACCCGCGCAAGACCTAGCATTTTCACGAACGGACAGCCGGCAATCTTTGTTGGCATGAACGTCGATTTCGACATTCAAGACACGACTGCCGCGCTTTCGTTTAGCCCGCAGACTTATGGCGTTTGGGGTACGTCGCTATGGGACGTTGGCTTGTGGGGTTCGGATTCAACGATTACGAACAACTGGCAAGGCATTACGGGTATCGGTTACTGCGGCGGCATTCAGATGAAAAGCGCAAGCGGTGGCATTCAAATTGAATGGGCATCGACTGACGTTGTGTATCAAACCGGATGGGCAGGTATATAAGGAAAGGCCCGGCTATCGGGCATTGGGTGGCCAAGCGCGTTGAGGGCGGCTACTTTGAAGGACGCAGCGAAGCAATAGGATTGTGTAAGGACGATGAGATAGTTGCAGGCGTGATATACGAGAACTGGAACAGGAAAAGCATTTGGTGTCACATAGCAATCGAAGGACGAATGACAGGAGCATACCTGGCGGCAATTTTTGACTACCCGTTCAACGTGTGCCAAGTAGACAAGATCATCGTGCCTGTAGGAAGCGACAACGCAGCAAGCATTAAGCTAGTGACCAACATGGGATTTGTAGAGGAAAGCCGAATTAAGGATGCAAGAGTGGATGGCGACATTGTTTTCTACACAATGAAGCATGACGCTTGCAAGTTTTTGACTGATAAATATAGTAAGAAATTAGGAGTTAATCATGGGTAAAAGTGCACCATCTCCGCCGCCCGCACCGGACTACACAGGTGCTGCACAAGCTCAAGGCGCTGCCAACATAGACACAGCTCGCCTACAGGGAAAAATGTCGAACCCAAACATTGTTTCGCCTTTGGGTACGCAGACTGTCACCTACGCAGACGATCAGCCAACGATCACGCAGAAGCTGACCCCGACTGCGGAAGAAACGCTTGCCTCGCAACAACGCGTCCAAAAGCTATTGGCCGGGCTTGGTGAGACGGGTACACAGCAAGCGCAAAATGTCATTAGTACGCCGTTTGCTCCGACCGGCACAGCAGGAGAAGCACTACAAACTAGGCTTGATACGTCTGCGTTAGCTAAAGCGCCTGTCAATGCAGGCATGACGGGCCAAGAAGCAATTATGCGTAGGCTGCAACCGCAGCTAGAAGGTCGTCAAGCAATGCTTGAAAATCAGCTTGCCAATCAAGGCATCACGCCCGGTTCACAGGCTTACAGAACCGCACAGACGCAAGAAGCGCAGAATCGCAACGACTTGCTAAGCCAGGCTGCATTGCAAGGCATTGGTCTTGATACCCAAGCGCGGGCAGCAGGATTTGGCGAGCAACAAGCATTGATGGGTACGCAGAATGCAGCACAGCAAGCTGAATTGCAGCGTCAAGCATACTTGCGTCAACAACCGTTGAACGAGATTACGGGTCTTATGTCCGGCTCGCAAATTCAGATGCCGCAATTTCAAGGCTATCAAGGGCCAACTGTTGCACCTGCTCCGATCTTTGCAGGGGCGCAAGCGCAAGGCCAGGCCAATATGCAGAACTACGGCATTCAATCTGCCAACGTTAATGCTCAGAATGCGGGTTTGTATAACTTGCTAGGTTCGGGCGCAATGGCAGCAGCAGGCGCACCACCGGGGACATTCTCTGACCGTCGTCTGAAATCAAACATCAAACGTATCGGCACGCATCCGCTAGGAATTGGCATTTACGAATATGACATTTTCAACAATCATCAAATCGGTGTGATGGCTGATGAAGTCGAAGCGGTAATGCCTGAAGCTGTAATCGAACATTCAAGCGGCTACAAGATGGTTAATTACGGAGCATTGGCATGAATTCTATGTTCAGCTTCAATCCCGAGGAAAAACGGGTACGCATGGCGCAAGCATTGCAAAACTACATTCTGCCTGAGCAAAAGTTGCAGATGCCACAAGCGCCTGCACAATCGTCTAGCGGAATGTCGCCTACGGACATTGCTAAATTGTTCAAGAAAAAGCCTATCAATCCGTATAGCAGTAATGACGCAAAAAATGCTTCAACGCCTACTGATTTGAACGTGTATCAGGAGAGTCAATAATGGCTACCGTAAATTTCAATTTGCCAAGCCCCTACGAAAGTGAAATGGCTGATATTGCTCGCCGTCAAAAGATGGCAGAGCTGATGCAGCAACAGGCATTTCAACCTGCTGAGACGTTCAGCTATGGTGGCATACAGGCTAGGACTTCGCCGCTTACAGGCATTGCTAAAGCCTTGCAAGGCTATACGTCAATGAAGATGCAAAAGGACTTGATCAACGAGCAGAAAGCATTGGGCGAAAGAGCTCAAACAGAGGCACAAAATTGGTATCAGAACATTGATACTGTGCCGTCTGATCTTGTGGATGAAGGCCCGCTTCCCGCACGAAAGCGTAGTGAAGAAGAACGCAGAGCACACTTGTTCAAAGGTTTGAGCAATCCCGCAACTGCCGGATTTGCACAAACAATGCTTGCTCAAGATATGGAAGAAAAAGATTTTCAACGTGCTTTGAACGCTGCTAGAGGAAATCAAGCGCCTGTTGCTGCCTCCGCTGCGGAAAGAATGAACTCGATGATTCCTGGACAGCCAGGTTCATCCGTTATGGCGGGTGCAGTAGATCAATCACCTGGCGCAACAAATATGGCACAACCTAACATATTTCCACCCGTAGCGCCGCCCGTTGCACCACAAGCTGCTCCGCAAGCAATGCAACAACCTGGGCAGCAAGGGTTAGGTTTGAATCCTGAAGTGCTTGCTATGTCTGCAAGTAAACGTGGTCGAGAACTTGCTAACTTTTTGCAAAAAAATGCACCTGAGTTTGGCACAAAAGGCGAAACGTTTAGAAAGGCTGATGGCACTCTTGTTGAACGAGTCTATGGCAAACAAGGGCAAGTAATTGAACGTCCTTTGCAAGCAACGCCTTATGAAGCCACGACCACAGAAATTCGCAACGTCAATGCCGCATTAACAGGGGCAGGAATTGATCCCAATAGTCAACAAGGTCGTTCAGCATTTAATGATTTGTTGAAAAAAATTACTAGCAATCAACCTGCAACAACTGTCAACGTAAACACCGAACGGTCTTACTTTGGCAACGTTGCAGAAGGATTGGCAAAGTCTGATGCGTCAACAATAGAAGCAGCACGTTCAGCGCCTGAAAGAGTTACAAGCGCAAGGCGCGTGCTTCAAACGTTGCAGCAAAATCCAATTACCGGAACAGGCGCTGAAATTAGATTGCAAATTGATAAAGCATTGTCAACAGCCGGGCTTATTGATCCGTCAAGAACGCAAGCAACTGAAAATCTAATGTCTAGTTTGGCAGCAGGAACGTTGGATTCAATCAAAACTAGCGGTCTTGGTGCAGGACAAGGATTTACGGACAAAGATAGAGAATTCCTAGAACGTGCAAAGTCAGGAAACATACAAATCAACGCTCAAACGCTTGCTGATTTGGCAAGGCTTAACGAACGTGCAGGATTGGCTTCTATTGAAAAAGGCAATCAGACAATCAAACGATTGAAGAAAGCGCCTGGCATGAGTGGATTGCAGTCTCAGCTAGAGGAAATAGCTGTTCCTGAAAGTGGTGGTGGTGCAGGGCAATTAACCCGAGATCAGCAAGCATTGCAATGGGCAAATACAAATCCAACTGATCCAAGAGCTGCTGCCATCAGAAAAAGGTTAGGGCAATAATGGAAAAATTTGATCCTGATGCGTATCTAGCACAACAGCCTGCATTTGATCCTGATGCTTACTTAGCATCGGTAAAGGAATCGCCTGCTGCTTGGCAAGTGGGAGTCAATGCTGTTAATAAAGGCATGGCTAACACGATTGATATGCTGCTAAATGCCCCCCAAAACGTGGCAAACCTTGCGCGTGCGGGCGTAGGTACTGCTGCGATTGCTGCTGGCCGTCCTGATCTTGCGCCTGAAATTCGTCCGACGCCTGATTTGGCTCGCAAAGCGTTTACCGCCCTCGGTGGAATTCGTCCTGAGTTTGAACCTTCCACTACAGGGCAACGAGTTTTAGACGTTGCAGGACAAGGCGTAGGAGGCGGCGTAATGTCTCCCGCTGCATCGCTAGGTGGAATGGGGCGAAATGTTGCTGTAGGCGGTGTTAGCGGCGCTACTGGGCAAGGTACAACCGAAGCCACAGGAAGCCCGATAGCGGGTATGTTCGCAAGCATGACGACTCCAAGCGTAATGAGTGGTGCGGGCAATCGAGCGCAAGCTGCGGTTAATCAGGCAAGGCTGCGCGAAGCAGAGCAAGGACTAAGTAACCAAACATTGCGAACGGGGCAAGAAGCGGGATACATGATTCCCCCGTCTACCGTTAACCCGTCAGCAGTCAACAAAATCCTTGAAAGCATTTCCGGCAAAGCCGCTGTCGGTCAAGAAGTTAGCTTACGCAATCAGGAAATCACCAACAGATTGATGCGTCAAGAATTGGGGCTTGCTGAAGGCACGCCAATATCAGAAAAAGCATTGTCTGATTTTCGGGCTAAAGTTTCAAAGCCATATCAGGAAATTGCAGCCATATCGCCATTGGCAAGTAGCACGTTAGAAAAACTAAAAGATGCGCGATTTAAAGCAAAAACACAATGGACTTATTACAACAGAAGCGCCGATCCCGAAGCATTAGACCTAGCAAAACAACTTGATGATAAAGCTGACATGTTAGAAACGGCTTTAGAAAAAATTGCTAGGAGATCAAATCAACCACAGCTAGTTGATGACTTGCGAGAAGCACGAAAGCAAATTGCAAAATCTTACAACATTGAAAACGCACTCAATATAGGAACGGGCAACATCTCAGCGCCAATCCTTGCGAGGCAAATGGACAAAGGTGCTCCGTTTACTGGCAATTTAGCCACGACAGGCCGATTTGCAAATGCGTTCCCATCGTCAATGCGTGAGGGTGAAAGAATTCCTACGCCTGGCGTGAGTGCGGGTAATGCTTTGGCTGCAACAATTCTTGGAACTATAGGCGGCACGCAAATGGGTGCGCCTGGCGCTTTGGCAGCAGCACTTCCTTTTGCAAGCATCCCCGCTAGGGCATTGGTAACATCGTCTGCGTATCAAAAAAGAATGGCACAGCCTAATTATTCTCCGGGCATGACGAATCGCGCACTTGCTCCTCTTGGTGGCATGAGGCCCGAAGAAGAAGCATTACTAAACGCACTTGCGGCAGCAAGACAACAAGGAGCACATCAATGAGCTATGGTTTGTGCGCTTGCCCTGATTTGATTCGACTGATATGGCTCTGATTAACACCATAACGTTCGGCAAGAATGCGATGCACTTCAGTGCTTTGTCGAATTGCATCAATGTCTTGCGCGGAAAGGCGACCGTTCCAATGGTCAAGCCCGTAGTTATGTCGTCTTTTGTTTGCGGTATCAGCGTTATTTTCAGCCTTAGTGCCTACTTGCAAATGATTAGGATTTACGCAAGCAGGGGTATCGCATCTGTGCATAATTATTTTGCCGGTAGGTATTTTGCCAACAAATCTTTCATAAGAAAATCTGTGAGCACGTATATTTTTGCCGCCAATCAAAATAATGCCATAGCCATCGCCATTTTTTGTTCCAGTCCAAAGCCAACAACTGTTAGTTTTTTTGACTTTGGCATCAAACGATTCGTAAACGGTAACTTCCGAATGCTGAGACAATTCCTTATTGCGCCATGCTTCGTTGTAATGGGAGCGGCATAGATGACGCGCTACGGAAGGCTTTCCGCATTGGGAACACGGTATTACTTTGTTGACTTGGTAAGTCATTGGCATCTCCTGTCAAATCGACAGTTTATGCCTTATTCACGGGAGATGCAACTTTGAGCTACAATGGCAGCGGTGTTTTTCAGATCAATACAACGGGGCAACCTGTCGTAGCGGGCACAGTCATTAGTTCGACCGCGTTTAACGCGCTGACTTCGGACTTAGCGACCGGTCTTTCTACGGCTATCACTAAAGACGGTCAGACGACTGTAACTGCAAACATTCCAATGGCAGGCTTTAAGATCACAGGTCTTGGCGCTGCTACGGTAGGGACTGATGCAGTTCAATATGGGCAAATTCAGAGCAATACCGACAAGCTAGTAACTGTTAGCGGTACTGATACCCTGATTGGCTCAGTCACTCCCGCGCTGACGGCTTACGCTGCGGGCAATCTGTTCTCGTTTGTTGCTGCAAATACAAATACTGGCGCAGTCACAATCAACATTGACGGCGTTGGCGTTAAGTCGATCACTAAGAACGGTACGACTGCTCTTGTAGCGGGCGACATTGTTGCAAATGCGGTTGTGTTAATTGAATACGATGGAACGCGGTTTCAATTTGTTAACGCTGCATCAAGCGGAAACGTTGTTGGCCCTGCATCATCTACGGCAAACGCTATTCCTACATTTTCGGGAACAACGGGCAAGTTGTTGCAAGACAATACAAAAGTAAAAATTGTTAGCAACAACATCACAATGGATGGATCAACAAGCGGAACGCTGACAGTTGCAGCATCTGCTGTTTCCGGCACAAACACGCTGACGTTCCCGGCTAACACTGGTACGGCTATTCTTGATTATTCAACACCTGCTTTTCGTAACCGCATCATCAATGGTGCGATGATTATTGATGCGAGGAATGCCGGGGCAAGTGTTACTGCTACAAATACGAGTGCTTTTACTTATACATTGGATAGATTTAGTTATAGAGCTACAGTAGCTTCAAAATTTACGGTACAGCAAAATGCGGGTTCTGTAACGCCGCCAACAGGGTTTATAAATTATCTTGGCGTAACATCTTCATCTTCTTATTCTGTTGGCGCATCAGATTTTCTTGCAATTTGCCAATTAATTGAAGGATTAAATATTGCTGATTTTGGTTGGGGTACGGCAAATGCTGTTCCCATAACATTATCATTCAAAGTGTATTCAAGTTTAACCGGCACATTTGGTGGTTCAATAACTAATAATGGTTTTGCAAGAAGTTATCCATTTAGCTACACTATTTCATCTGCAAATACTTGGACTTCGATTTCAGTAACAATTCCGGGTGACACATCGGGAACGTGGTTAACGACAAATGGCATTGGTTTAAATGTTGCTTTTGGTCTCGGTGTTGGTTCAACAATCAGCGGAACTGCGGGCGCTTGGTATAACGGGCAAGTTTCTGCACCTACAGGCGCAGTCAGCGTAGTAGGGACAAACGCTGCCACATGGTATGTCACAGGCGTACAGCTAGAAAAAGGCTCAACAGCAACTAGCTTTGACTATCGTTCTTATGGAACTGAGTTAGATTTGTGTCAACGGTATTATGAGCAAGCAAACATTGCGGTATACAACACAGTTACTAGATGTATGTATTCGTATCATTTGCCAAAAAGAACAAATCCAACAGTTACTTTGACTACTGGAACTATTGTAAATTCTTATGAGGATTTTGCTGCATATTCAAATGGTACAGATGCGGCTATCACAATAAAAATAACTGCGGAGTTATAAATGTATAAAATTTACCAAGGCGCAATGCAACAGCAATTTGTTATTCGTTTGGCTGATAACGCGTTTATTCCATTCGATGAAGCCAACACAGACTATCAAGCCTACTTAGCTTGGCTCGCAGATGGCAACACTCCAATACCGGCAGACGAGTGATGGAAAATAATCTCGAAGCAAAGTTTCTGACGCATGAAGCTGTATGCGCGGAACGTTGGAAAGAGACGATTCTGCGAATAAAGCGCATAGAGTCTATTGGCATCGCGTGTGCAGGCGCGATCATTCTTCTATTGCTGCACTTGGTAACTAAAGCATGAATTGGCAAGACGTACTCAAAGCGATCATCCCGATAGTTGTAGCGGCGTTGGCTTGGCTACTTGGACAAGTCTCGGAATTTTCTACTAGACTGACTAAGATCGAAGGCTCTATGCCTGCTTTGATTACGCCATCCGGTACGCCTACGGACAGCCCTTTATCTGCTGAAGCGCGGCACAGGCTGAAAGAAGAAATTTACAAAGACATTCACGATTTGCAAGTTCGCGTTAAGTTAATGGAAGAAAGAGCGAGGATTTATGCAAAATGATCGACCCTATTACTATCGGAGCAGCGTTTGCTGTAGCTAAGACTTCGGTCGCCTTTGTCAAAGAGGCGATCAACATGGGTAAGGAAATCCGTGATTGCTACGGGGAACTGTCCAAGTTTTTCACGGCGCAAGGTCAGATTGAGAAAGCCGCTAAACAGGTCGAGGCGGCAAAAGCAGCAGCAAAGCCTGATGATCCAAAAGAAGCAGCAGCGCAGGAATCGGTGCTGTCTCAGGCATTCACCATTGTCATGCAACGCAAACAGATGCGTGACTTTGAGATTGAGTTGCGCGACTTGTTTGCCATGAAAGGCGAGACAGGGCCTGGCAGTCTGTACGAAGAGTTGTGCGCCGAGCGCAACAGGATCAGCGGTGAGCAAGACGAAGCAAACAGAGAGGCTATCCGCAAAGCCAGGTTAGCGAAAGACCGCGCTGCTAGGAAAAAAGAAGAATTTGAGCAAGCATTGATGACTGCGGGAATTTTTGTGTTCCTCGGCATTGGCGGCATCATTGTATTCGTTGCAATCTACTTTAGAGGCTGAAATGCTATCTCTTATCTCAAGTTCTCTTTCTTTCCTAATGGGCGGGTTGCCGTCGATTCTGTCGTTCTTCCAAGACCGAGCCGACAAGAAACACGAAATCGCCCTAGCACAAATGCAGATTGAACGGGAACTGGAGCTAAAGAAAGCCGGTTTTGAGCTTGAGAAACAGATTGAGGAAATCAAGACCGAGCAGATCAAGGTGCAGGCGCAGAGCCGGACTGAGGAGCTAGCCGTTCAGTCGCAGCAAGTCGCTGTAACCGAGAAAATTGCCCTCCTACAGCACGACACGGACAGCGCCAAGGGTGCTAGTCAATGGGTGGTCAACGCACGCGCTATGGTGCGTCCTGGCATCGCCTACGGCATGTTTCTGTTGTTGGTGTTTGTGGATGTATTCGGTTTCCTGTACGCCTTCAAAACGGGCGTTGCGTTTGATGTGGCGCTCAACAATCTTTGGGATGACGATTCGCAGATCATCTTCAGCAGCATCATTGCTTTCTACTTTGGCGGCCAGGCATTCAAGCGATGAAAGTTTCGCCGCTGTGCATCAAGATGATTGCACATCATGAGGGCGTTAGATACAAGCCTTACAGATGCCCTGCTAATTTGTGGACTATTGGTATTGGCCACGTCATGTATCCCGACCACGCCAAACTGACAATGGCAGACCGGCTGAAAGTAGACTTACACCCCGACGACAATCGGGTGTGGAGCAAAGGGGAAGTGGATGCAATTCTTGCAGGCGATTTGGCTCGATTTGAGCGCGGCGTTACCCAGTATTGCGGCGAGCTTGCCCAAAGTAAATTCGATGCTCTCGTTAGCTTTGCTTTTAACCTTGGTTTGGGAACGCTACAGCGCAGCACCCTCCGTCAGAAGGTTTTGCGGAGGGATTATGAAGCGGCTGCGGCTGAGTTCATGAAGTTCACCAAGGCAGGGGGCAAAGTCCTGCCAGGGTTGGTCAAGCGTCGAACTGATGAAGCGCGGCTTTTTTCTTCATTACCCAACGGTATTGCTGTTCACTCATAACCCGCTGGTCAGTCTCGGGGCATGAATTGACTTTGCACCACATGACCTTATCGCCGGTCTTGAAAGCAACATCACACACTTTGCAGCGTTCATAGTTTTCCATTTTGATCCTTTTGCCGTTCGTGGAATTCTACTTTCAGTTCGGATACTGCCACAAGAAGATCATTAGTCAACGCAGAGGCTTTCCACCATTGTTTACCTAGTGCAGCGTGGTGTATTTCCTTGCGAAGCCTATCGACTTCCAAGATGCTTTCTGAATAGTCTTTCATATAAACCGTCCAATCCAAATAAGCGCGCCAATGATAGCAATGCCTAGTCCCATCATCATTACAGCGGCGCAAGCATCCTCTAACCATGCCCGTTTGTCATTGATCGGATCAACAAACATCACAAACACGGCAAACGATACTGCAATCATAAACAAGCCGCCCCAAAAGATCATTTTTTCCCCTTTGTTAAATGGTAACGTTCACGGCACAGGGTTCGGTGGCACTCTTTGCACCAAGACGAGAGCGTTTTGTATTCTGTCAAGTTGAACTCTGTCGGCGGCTTGATCTCTTGGCACTGCGTGCATAGTGCCGGATGTTCCGTCAGCCGCCAGCGTCGCTGTTTTCTCATTTTCTAGCTTCCGAATCAGTTTGTGATTGAGCTTCCACATCATGTGTTTGGTGCGGGTTCGTCCGTTGTATTGCAAACGTAGACCCATGCGGGAAACAAGCCCATCCTTTGCCATGCCGTTGAGATAGCTGCCAATAGTGCCAGCATCCTCGTTTAAGACTCCGGCAATGTTGACACCCGTCATCTCTATGTCACGCGCTAAGACTTCACGCATGGCAGCAATGATCTGACGGGCGCGGGGTTTTAGAGCTTGGGCAGGCACGTTACATCCACCACAGACGGAACTAACTGATTGTTGACCTTGCGCTTTGTGCTGATGACTACGGGGCGCATACCGGCCTTTTCGCACTCACCAATGCCATTGATGACTTCAAGCCTGGACAGCGGCGGCACTTCCTTTTCGACTTGCAGGCTAGAGATAGCCTCGGGAACTGTTGTGCTTGCTGTGGGCTGCAATGATGCACAGCCGCTAAGAATTACGACTGCGAAGCAAAGTAATGTTTTCATTTGGCTACCTGTATCAAAGTTTCACCCTGCTGCTGGCGGGCGCGATTAAAGATCACGGTTATGTCGGTGTGCGAGGCTTTGGTAGGCGTGAACTTGCCATCAAGGATGTATAGATTTCTTTCCCGCAAATACTTGATGCACTCCTTGCGTTGTTCGTCGTAGCGTCGCGGATCGTGCGGCCTCCAGTTTGATACGTCGATCAAGTCGGGCTGTAGTGCGTCGTAGGTCATCATCCAATTGATCGCATCAGCTAGTCTCATTCCTCTTCCTCCGGTAAGAATCTGCGTCGTGCAGGGTTGTTTTGCCAAAAGTAAAGATTGAATCGAAAGTTGCGTCTTTGCTCTGTTGTGATGTGATGCGTAAAATAGTTTTGAGTGTCGTCATACATGGCTTTTATTAATTGCTTTTTGAATCGCTCGCCTTCCATTCCAATCATTTCGACGTAATTTTTTGCTCCATCCATAAGAAACATCATGGCATCCATTGCTTGATCTTGAGAAACAAAAACTTTGTGCCGTAATGAATCTTTGCGTTTAACGGGCTTCAAGCAAGCATCAATAACTGCAAGCGTGACGACATTTGCCAGCAACTGAGTGCAGGCGATGGTTTGGGCTTGTTCATCCATTGTCGCCCTCTTTGATGAATACACCGTCGACCATCTTGCCTTTGCGATTCTTGATCTCATCCCATGCGATTTCAATGCAGTGTTCTATCGGCACGTTTATTTGCTCCGCAAGGATGGTCAGCACAACAATCGCATCTCCGATGCTGTCGATGATCTTGTTGTAATCTCCTCGCGCAACTCCAGCCGCCAACTCACCAACCTCCTCAACTAGCTTGACTGTTTGCGCTTGGATGTTGCTGCCTTTAATCAGGTTGCGCTCACGCGCCCAGTTACGAATTTGTTCAAACATGATTGCTCCTAAATGGTGGGGTACTTGCACCGGATGCGCTACCCTGCGAAGTCGCAGAGCGCCGATGCTTTCCCCCGTTGATTAAATAGTCACGGTTTTGTAGCCGATGCCGTAGCCTTTGCCGATGCCGTCACCGAAGCCGTAGCCGTCACCGAAGCCGTAGCCGTTGCCGAAGCCGTAGCCGTTTCCTAAGCCGTAGCCGAAGCCGTAGACATTGCCGTTGCCGTAGCCGTCGCCGTCACCGAAGCCGTAGCCGTTGCCGAATCCGTAGCCGTTTCCGAATCCGTAGCCGTTGCCATTGCCAAAGCCGTTTCCTAAGCCGTAGCCGAAGCCGTCGCCTACTGTAAGCATCGCAGCCCCCAAGTTTCAGATACTGGCACGATAAAAATTACAGAGGCAAGCGGCACTTCAACCGGATCACAGGGACGCAGATCAACGCGTTTGTCTTTTTCGTTAGCAATCACGCCAGCAAAACCGATTTCAGTCCACTTAACCACATGCAGGGCATTTGTAATTCGGATGCTTTTGCCGACCACTGTATCAACTTGTTCGGTATCGCCAGCAAAAATCCAGCCGGAATTCACCACTACAACTGCACGATTTCCTGCGGCTTTAACGGGCGCATATTCAATACCATCAATTACGATTTTGTTCATGTTTTCACCTATCAAAAAGATTGTGCTTTCAATTCTTGATGCCTTTGATGATGGCAAACGCTACAAAGCCAAATAACACTTAATGGCTGGTCATAATCTTCATGGTGCGCTTCGGTTTTTTCTTTGTTGCACCGAAAGCATGGCAATCGGATTAGTTGACCACTTTTCAATGCTCTAGCAACTGCGTTATGTGCTTTTGGGCGACGAGGATCATTGCTTCGCCATCGTTTATTAAACTCAACAGACTTATTAATCCGATGTTGAAGTTTTGCTCTTCGTCGGTCATAAGCGCGTATTTTTTCAAGATTTTGCAGCCTATGCGTTGCCACATCATTTTTCGTACAAGTCTTGCATTTGTTGAGATGACCGTCAGCCATTGCTTGATGTTTGTAGAACTCAGTTAACGGCTGAACGGTCTTGCACTTGAAACATTCTTTGAAACGAGCCATGTTGTATCTCCTGTGCGGAAGTTACAACCATTATAGACCCGTTTTAATTAAAAGGGATATCGTTATCCATATCGGACAAATCAGCCGCGTCAGCCTTTTTCTTTACCGGCTGATCTTTGTTCTTGTGCTGCATAGAGCAAGACATAAATTTGCCCTTTGCGCCCTCACGAATCCAAGCTGATACCCACACAGGTTCGCCCATCATGTCCATCCCATCGCCTCGATAATCAGGATGGTTATCTGCTTCTTTTTTGGTGTTCTTGAACAACGTAAAGCTGCCGGGTTTTGGTACATAAGCCATTATTTTTTCTCCTTGATTTTGTCAATCATTTCATTTACTTCAGTCAGGAACTGCTGTACTGCTGCTTCGATTTCCGTGATGCGTTTCTCATCGCGGTCGAACCGGTGAACAAACAACTGTAAATCGTCAGGCAAACGCGGATCGTAGGATACAAAGTCGCACCATTCACGACCTGTGCAAGCCATTTGCCACAACATTTGATTCTCATACTGACGAGGCTGTTTCTTGTCTACCAGCGTTTGCAGGTGCGTAGAAGTCTTGGGGCACTTAATTTCCACCAAGCCGTCAGTAGACACCAAGCCGTCAGGCGAAGCTGCACCCTGTTCAATAGTTGGATGTATGACTAACCCGACCTCATCAACCGTCCAAGCGCAAAACATTTCGTACTCGGCGCGGGCAAACTTTTCTTGCTCTGTACCCCATCGCATATAGTCATTTACAAAGCCGGACTCCTGCGGAACTCCGGTCAGAATCTCAGCCACGATCTGCGCTTTGTAGTCCCTGTAAGCTGCGGTGGTCTTAGCCGCCATCACGTCGCTGATCCGACTAGCCGTTACCTTGCCAGCACGGGCAGCTAACCATTCGGGACTGCCTTGCGGCATTGACAAAACTTTCATGCTTCCTCCAGTTCTGCTTTGCGGGAATTTTTGGCAGCGACGATTACTGTCATCGCTTCGGTGTCGTTAAGTTCCTTGGCGGCTTTATAGGCGTGCGTGTAAGCTGTTTTCAGCGCGTCCTGTGTGGTAACGCCAGCGATAACGTCCAAATGCGCGTTGAGCGAATCTAAGCGCTTTGCGGGGGCATCCTTGCCTGTAGTGGCATCTAGCAGATCATGCTCGACCACCTCCATCGCTGTAACCCACAAATAACGACGTTGATACGACTCAACAGCGCCGATATTTTGCACTTCGTGGCATCCCTTGAGGTTGGCGCTACCCATTGGCGATGTGATTTCAATCTGCGAGCCATCCTCGGTGTCGATGATCGTCAGACGGGCAATGTCGGCGGTGAAGCTGACCACGCCGCACAGTCCGAGGTTGTGGAAAATCTCCTGCACCGTAGGCAGAAAGTCGCCCAGTTCAAAATACTTGTACCCGGCAAACTTGTTCTCGCCTGACTTGTTCAACTTCGTGGCTTGCAGGAACAGCCTTGCTTGCATCAATTTTGTGTAAACGCTCATGCCAATACTCCTGTAACGATAAGTAGAAAAATGATTGTGAAACCAATAGCCACTGCGCGATCCCCGTTCATATTCCGAGCTTCCTGTTGAAACGTTCATAGTCAGTGTCGCCAGGGCCAACCCAACGCTCCCACTCGCGGGACTTCATCTCGCGGTCAGCGTCGAGTTCTTCCTGTGTAGCGCGAGCGCGAAAGTGGATACCTTCCGGCTTGCAAGTGCCCCAATCTGCACGCTCGGTGTTGCAAAAAATAGGGAGGAATTTTCCAGTTACCGATGAGATAACAATCTTGCGATGGCAAGTCGATGCTTCGGGGTTGTCGGCGTTTATCTGAAATGATGCACAGTCTTTGCAGAGGTTCATTGGTGTCTCCTGTTGTTGTCAATTGGTTACTGCAAGACGGACTTTACTTAGCTAGTGGCACATTGTCAATACTTGTTGCAAAGGAAAATTGTAAAGTATTCTTAACTAAATCAATCCCGCTTGACAAGATAGATTGACACAGGTTAGGATACTTTGCAAGTTATCTTTAACCCTATGAGGAACGACATGAAAATCGCACAGGCAGAAGCACACTTCGGCAACCGTCGCAAACTAGCCGAGGCATTGGGCATTACGAGCCAAGCAGTAAGCCAGTGGGCGAAGCGCGGGCAAATCCCCGAGGGCATGGCATACAAGTTGGAGGTAGTCACAAATGGCGCTCTGAAGGTCAATCCTACTGACTACATCCCTGTCGCTCAGATGGTGGCTGAAATCGTCCCACAGCAATGAAAATCCTTGCGCTGGCAATGGTGGCGGTAATGTCCTCGGCTTCGGCCGAGAGCATTGCTTACTTAACCAACAAGGGCGGCGGGCGCATCGTCATTACTGATGAGGCTTGCAGCAACCCGCAGAAAGGAAAGATTGCTTACACGACCGGCAATACCGACACTATTCTCGGCTGTTGGTTCATTGATGATTTGTATGTGCATATCGTGTGGGCTGACGACGGCAAGATGCGTAGCTATCCGCTGGAAAACTGGACGCTGATGCCCAAGCGAACGCCAGGAAAAAACACATGAAAAAAAGTGTTGACAAGGTGGCTTGACTATGCCATTCTATCCCTGTCCGAGAGAAAGATCGGGCCACGCCGGAAGCGTGAAATGACATTACAAATGAACCCATCTACGCATGGGCTTCGTCGTTCGAGAGCCTTGTAATGTCAGCTCACTTCCGTCGAGGTCTGAAGCCCAGCCGTAGGTGGGTTTTTCTTTTGGGCTACACCGCATTGGGCAATGAGAGCAACAGCGATGCGAGTGGAAAGTGCTACTGGTGGCTAAGGTCTGCAACAGCACGCAGAGAGGTGGCGAAGATAGTGCCTCTGACCGAAAGACTGTCGCGTGTCGCGGCTCCGAAGAGCAGACTAAAGGGCGTACTGGCTAAGGCTACGTGCGCTCACCAAAGAGCAGATAGATACTACTAGCAGTAATGATGAAAGGTAATTATGTTCGACGACTTCTATAGCAAATACCCCAAAAAAGTAGCCCGCAAGGATGCACAAAAAGCATGGGCGCGTCTTACTGCCGAGCAGCAACAGAAAGCACTACAGGCGATTGACGAACACGTGCGGATGTGGGCGGCAGAAGGAAGGGACAAGCAATACATTCCACATCCTGCAAGCTGGCTTAACGGCGAGCGATTCGATGATGAAATTTCGATGCCTGAACCGAAAGTGGTGAACTGGTGGACAAGCGATCAGCTAACAATGGAGCACGGCAGGAAAGTAGGAGTGCCAGCAAGACCGGGCGAGGACATGACGCAGTATCGCCTGCGGTTACGGGCCGCGTAACTTGGCAAGAAAGAGTTGCAACAGCAGTGCGCGTGCAGAACATGACGCGAGAAGAACGGGCAGCAGCTATGCCTATGTCAGCGGCAATCGTGAGGGCGTTTGCGGCTGAGTTTCAAGTAGTAGAAGTGAGGGCACATGAAAACAACCTTTACTATGAATGGATAAAAAAATGATACTAGATAGATTCTTCCCAAACTTGCAATTTCCCCGTGTGCGTAACACCGATCCCGATACCAGTCATGCAGCAGCGGATCAGGCAGCAGACCTAGCCACCAAGCACCACGGCATCATCATCGTCGCGTTGGAGACACCCGGCACGATCTACGACATAGCTGCAAGGACTGACCTTGACCATAACGCCGTAGCCCGTAGGATGAGCGAACTAGAGCGCATGGACTTGGTTTTTACTGATGGCAAGAAGAAAGGCGCGTCAGGCCGTATGTGTCGCGTATGGGTGCGGAAATGAACGAACGCGAAGCACTAAAACTGGCGCTTGAGTTTATTGAGCGTGTCAACAGAGACGGATGGATATTGGCAGACTTTGAGCCTGAAATGTATTCCACGATCACCGCCATCAAAGAAGCATTGGCACAGCCGGAGCAAGAGCCGGTGACATTGCAAATCAATAGTATTCCACCGTTTAAAAACCCACCGAATGATGTGATTGATGCTGCATTTCATGTAAGCAAATGGGCGCAACGCAACAACTGGACGAAATGGCGAATTGGTAATTGTTGCTCTGTTGATTACAACACCCCATCACAGCGCACATGGATTGGGTTGACGGAGGAGGAGCGTGACCATTTTGAAGGTCTGCATCTTTATGCAGGACGAAATCAGGTAGAAGCTTGGATTGAAGGTGTACCTTCTTTCATTGATGCCATCGAAGCAAAATTAAAGGATAAGAACACATGAGCATTGAAGCGATGAAGTTGGCGCTGGAGGCGTTGGATTGTATTTGTTCGCCGCTGCATGTTCGTGAAATTGAAAAAATTGGCAATGCGATGAAAGCCATCCGCGAAGCACTAGCACAGCCGGAGCAAGAATCTGATGATTTGACTATTGCTTACATGAGCGGATTTCATGACGGTAAAAACAAATATGCACCACAGCCGGAGCAAGAGCCGGTGGCTATGCGCTACGACTTTGATGGATATGGGTGGTTATACATTGACAACGGCAGCGGCAGTAATTGGAAAGAAAAAATTAAAAATGCCGAACCCCTCTATACCACCCCACCACAGCGCAAGCCGCTGACGGATGAGCAGATTGAAAAAATAATTGTGGCAAATTTAGAAACATGGAATTCAAAAAGTGCGATGGCAAGTTTTGTTCGTGCCATTGAATCCGCCCACGGCATCAAGGGGGAATGATGCTAGTCCAACTACTTGACCCCGATCCGATCTTGCGCGATGACCCTGTGCGCCCAAGTATCAGCCCGCAGCGGCGCTTTGGACTGAAACGCGAGGTGATGATGTGGTTGGAAGATCGTCATATCGGCGCGGTGCTATGCGTTTGCTTTCAAGGAACTGTGCCTACCAAGGATTCAGAACTGTTTGCCGATGACAAGCTAGTAAATATTGCAGTGCTGTATTCGATCTGGTCTTACAAACCGGGGTGCGGTAGCAAATTGGTCAGGGCATTTCAAGACAGCCAGCCAGCAATAGTCAAGCGCATTGTCACTATGTCTCCCAAGACTGAGATAGCTAGGCAATTCCACTTGAAAAACGGCGCAAAGGTGTTGCAAGTCAACAAGACAACGGTGAACTATGAATACTGACCAAATAATTGAAACAGCAATTCAAGGTCATGCGTCAACCCGAGATGCGATTAGATGGGCTATGCAGCACGAACGCGAAGAATGTCTAAAAATATGCCTTGATTACAATAGATTTTATTGGATGGCGACTCACGGCGGCTTGAAATGTGCAGAGTTAATTAAAGAAAGGAACGATGAATGTCTGACCGCACCCTTGACCAAAACGCGGCGCAATGGCGAATCCTCAAGGCTTGGTCAAAACAGAAAGAATGGCTGATAAACGGCAAAAAGACGTTCCTGCACGAAAACGATTGGAAGGACATACTAACAGCTACCTATGAGGGCGAAGTCGCTCCAAGGCTTGCTCCTGGCCTTCATGGGGGCATAGTGATGCTAGGCAGACGAACCAGCAAATACACAAAAGAAAAGTTTAGTGAATGGTTGGAATGGTTGAACGCTGCTTCGGTAGAAATGGGGGTGGACGTTGACAAAACTTGAACAGGAATGGCACGCAAAGGTCAGAGACTTGGGTTGCATTGTGTGCCGGTTGTTCCACGAAACGCGCTCCGACGGGGATATCCACCACGTTTTGAGTGGCAGCAAGCGCAAAGGTGAAATGTTTGTGATCTGTCTGTGTCCAACGCATCACAGAAGTGGACGCAATACGCCGGAATATGTCAGCCGCCACCCCTGGCGCAAGGCTTTCGAGCAAAGATACGGGACAGAGCAAGAATTGTTACAAAGGACGGAGGAACTATGTGCCAGTTTCCAAAAGTAAGCCAAGAAGATGCGTTGCGGGTGCTGCATGGCATTTGCACAGCATTCCTTGAATATGGGCAAACTGAGAGCGATTACACAGAAACAGAACTTTCAGAGGGCGTGTGCATGGAATTGTTGGTCAAGGATATGCGGATCACGATTGAGACTGGCCCGGAAGTGATTGCCGAGATTGAAACCGCTAAAGCTATTGAGAAGGCATCCCATGTTAATTGACGACTGCCCGACGATTCAATGCTTGGTAAGGAAAGAATTTTTGTATGACGAGAAGGAAGGTCACGGGGAGTTCGTCAAAGCGGTAATTTTTGGGGTGCGGGCAGAACCTGCGCGAGTCCCGATGTTTCAGGTCATGCTTGAATCGGGAGCGCAATGGGCGCGAGTGCCGATCAACAAGATTTGTTTACAGCCTTGCGAACAGTTACCGATTGAGCAGCTCGTATGGTGGGACAGCTACGGCTATGAATTTGCGGTGCATCAATTCTCATTCCTGAAAAACCACAAAGTAACGGCGCTTGGCAGGGATGGGGTAATCCGAACGGGAAATTACTTGTTCACTTTGGATTGGATGAAAACGGGGTGGTCAGAAACACCGGATCAGCACAAGAATCATCACTTTATTGCTTTGCAAACCGGGCAGTTGATTGCTTACCCTAACAACCGATTAGTATGGCTCGACCCGTCCTGGATAGAACCCGCGCCCGACAAGAACTGGAAAACGCCCACGAAATCAATTTTTGTTGAGGGCTTATGAGACGCGCTGCAAAGGTCGATGCAAATCATGTGGAAATCGTTACTGAATTCAAAATGCGTGGATGTGCTGTGCTTAGCCTTGCACCGATGGGTAGAGGCGTGCCTGACCTGTTGGTGGCGTTTGGGGGCGTTACTTGGCTGGTCGAAGTCAAAGGGCCGAAAGGGAAAGAGACGGAGGATCAACAAAAGTTTGCGCTGCAATGGACAGGATGCAGGGCAATCGTCCGAGACAAGCAAGGAGTCAAGGATACGGTCGAAATCATGATCGCGCAAATGGTTAAATTACGTGCTTGACTGCCTGATAAATTCAGAATATCATAGTGAAATTGCTGAAAAAGGGTGAAAAATGTCGAAATACAACGAATCGGCGGCGGCGTTTGTTAGTGTTCTTTTTCACTCAGCAACGGTCACGCACTTCATGCACTTGCAGACTAAATCATTCGCGCAGCACATGGCGCTAGGCGAGTATTACGACGCAATAGTCGAGCTTGCAGACAAGTGGGCAGAGGCGTATCAAGGGTGCTATGACATCATCACTGGCTACCCTAAAGACTTCCACCTGGCGACCGATCCGGTGAAGTACCTGACGCAGATAAAAGACTTTGTGGACGATATCCGCAAGGACTTGCCAAGCGAAAGTCAGCTTCAGAACATCGTGGACGAGATCGCGGATCAGATTGATTCGACCCTCTACAAACTCCGGTTCTTGAAATAATGCCTAGCCATTCACCCGCTCAAGCCCGCATGATGGCGGCGGCTGCACATAACCCCGAATTCGCCAAGAAGGTCGGCGTGCCGGTTAAAGTAGCCAAGGAATTTAACCAGGCTGACAAGGGCAAGAAACTGGCTGAAGCAATGAAGCGGATGGATAGTAAATATTAACTAAGTATGCTAACAATTTCTGTTACAAATCAATCACATGGCTGCTAGAAAACGGAAAGTTGTGTTGTCTGACACTTGGCGCGAAAAGATTCAAGCCAGTCAGATCATGAATCGCTTACTCAAGCACGTTGAGGGCGAGATCGAGCTATCTAGCACGCAGGTCAAAGCAGCCGATATCCTGCTGAAAAAGGTCGTTCCTGACCTGGCCAGGACTGAAAACGTGGGTAATGAGGGCGGGCCGCAGGAAATGGTGATCCGATGGGCCGATCCGAAATAATCCTCCCCTATGCGCCTAGACACGCATTCTTGCCGTTCCATGCAAGGACGCAGCGGTGGGGCTGTCTCGTAGCTCATAGACGCGCAGGTAAGACCGTCGCAGCTATCAACGACGTTATCAGGGCAGCGGCTACCTGTAAGAGCGCTTTCCCTCTGTTTGGCTATATAGCGCCGTACCGCAGCCAGGCTAAATCAGTTGTTTGGGATTACCTCAAGAACTTCGCGCAGCCGATCATCCTGGACAGCAATGAGGCCGAGCTGACCGTTACCCTGATGAACGGGGCGAAGATCAGGCTGTTCGGGGCTGACAACGCCGACGCTATGCGGGGCTTGGGTTTCGACGGTTGCTACCTAGATGAATATGGAGATTTTCGTCCAAGTGTCTGGGGCAATATTGTGAGACCGGCACTTTCAGACAAAATGGGGTGGTGCGTTTTCGGGGGCACGCCTAAAGGAAAGAATCAGTTTTGGAACATTTACGAGACAGCAAGGCAAAACCCTGCTGAATGGTTCTTGCTACGCCTGCCCGCCTCTTCGTCGGGGCTGCTACCTCCCTCTGAACTCAAAGCAGCTAGGGCGCAATTAACCGAGGATCAGTATCTGCAAGAGATGGAGACTTCGTTTGAAGCC